TTTGGCATTGGAGGGGATCACCAGTTTCTCGACATTCCCATTGCGGATGTGGACATATATTGGTCTGCTCGTGGCCGGAGTGGCTTTCCTGTACGGTGCATGGATGATTATTGACACTCTGGCATTTGGTAACCCAGTTCGCGGTTATCCTTCTCTGTTGGTATCGATTTTGTTCCTGGGAGGAGTGCAACTTATCGGAATAGGAGTGCTAGGTGAGTATATAGGAAGGATTTACATTGAAACCAAAAACAGACCTCGCTACGTCATCAAGGGCAACAAAAATGCATCTAAATAAATATTATGTTTATTTCTTCGCTGGTGTAAGCCTTCTTTATGCTTTGCCTTTTATATTACATAGCAATTTATACCTTGATGATGTATACAGAAGTGTTTACGGTGATGGGTCATGGAGCCCTCTTGGACGCCCATTAGCAGACATGATAACATTCGGTTTGTCATTAAATGGATTCTACTTGAGTGATTTCTACCCGCTAGGAATTATTATAGCAATAATTATATTTACATGTATTATATATTTTATTATTGAAAAAAAATTATCTGTGATTAGTGGGTATGCACTTATACCACTACCAACATTGTTTGCATCCCCAATATTCTTGCAAAACATGTCTTATCATTATGATAGCACTGCAATGACTATCGCTCTATCATTGGGAGTTCTTGCGTTTTACTTGTCATGTTCAAGGGGGGCGTTTTACAACATCCTCTCCATAATTTCATTAATTGCTTCTCTTTCTTTATATCAACCATGCGCAAATATATTCCTTGGTCTCATGGCCGCAAATGTTATCATAAAGATAAAAAACTCAAACAACTTAAAATTAAAACAGTTTATTTTAGATAGCGCATTATTCTGTTGTTCATTCTTAATATATTTTTTGTTTGTGGTGAAATTATTTTCTCTTGGAGGGCAAAGGGCATCATTTATCGAACCATCAAATATAATTAGCTCTTTGATATTGGCACTTAAAGGTGTCTGTAACATAAGCTCACTAATCCTCACAGGGTTTATGAAGATTGTATTTCATATTCTGGTTGCAAGCGCTGCCATATCAATAATCGCGGCAATAATAAAGATAAAGCCTAGCTTTTCAGATTTGTCATCTGCGTTATTACGCTTTTCACTCAGTATCATTTTGCTGTTCTTCTCGGCAATAGGTACTTCATTCCTTGTGGTTGAAGGAATAACAGACATTAGAGTAATGGTGGGGTTGTCTTCTGTTGTTTTCTTTTTGCTTGTTATTGCTTTGCGAGAATTAAACCTAAAGGCGTCATTCGCATTAGTGTCATTTGTTTTATTACCCGTTGTTTCACTTTCTTTTCAGTATGTCAACGCATCTTCATATCAAAGGGATTTTGAGTTATCAATCCTTACTAATGTTTCCAGGGATGTTGACTATGGTGCTAATGGATCCGTTTATATATCAGGAACGATGCCTTTGTCACCACAAGCAAAAGTAGCAATAAATGCAGTTCCGTTTATTGGAAGAGTTATGCCACCTTCCCCGCCTTGGGTTTCAAGGAGGCTCGCCGTGTCGGTAGGTATTAATAGCATAGAAAACTCCTGGGGTGGTGATAATCTAGATTTGATATCTAAGGTATGCGATGAAAATTTAAGACCTTTGATTACAAATCAGCTATATTCGATATATAAGATTAGCGATAAAAACCTTGTGTACTTTAAAGGGAATTCCAATATATGCGATTAAATAAAAGCCCCAATCGGGGCTTTTTATTCAAAGTGATTTGAAAATAGCACCACCAGAAACAGTAGGTGAATCAATTACACTGCCTATATTATTAAGGTAAGTATTTGCCCCACCTACAAACCCAACTGTTTGATTTGTTAAAGTTCCATCTTTTTTGATATTACACGCATTGAATATGACCGATAAGTTCTTAGTGGTGTGACTGCTTTGTATCCTATAAATTGGAGTTGAAACAGACGGGTTGCGCTGCTCGATCATCCCTTGATATGTATTTATTACGATAGTGCTATCATAAAGAGCATCGGATGTCATTGCTACGGATAGCCTTGAACCAGCGACACCTTCTGAACCACATGAGTTCATAGTAATACCTACTGGATTAATAAATTGATATGCCGCTGCATCCGTTTCACCCAAATCAGTCATAGGCTCACAGTTATCACATGTGCAACTTGTCATGGTCGTATACTGCTGCCCTGCGTAGAAATGACCTATTTGATAATTGGTAACACCAATCATTAAATCATTGCTTGTTCCTGACATTAGGTATGACCCACTTCTAATCTTCGCAATAAATACACCATAGAATTGTTTTACTCCAAGGCCTAATATTTGGGCGTGTATTTTGTTAAACCATACGTCTTCCCCCCAGATTCCAATATATGGGCATTCAAGCCTTACATTATCAATTGTTGATACGTTTAACTTTGGCATCCAAAGACCATACTTGGTGTTATTGGACCTTCCTGTCAAGCCATCTCTAATAAATGTTATCCCACTTAAATATGCGTTTTCACAGTCTGCCGTATAGTCGTCTACATCCATGTTATCACCGAGAAATAAAACATACGCATCGATGTCTTTCCCGGTTGTAACATGATAGGTATCATTTGTAGTTCTTGCTATGGTGGTAACGCCAATCCCTCCACCTTTTAGACCGCTTTTTTTCCAGATAGGTATTCCGGTGTGAGTCAGGTACTTGCCAGGTGATGCATTCATGACAACTTTGTTAAGTCTTGCGTACGTCATGGATTTAATAAGTGCATCACCTGAGTCAGTCAGACCATCGGGTTTTGCCCCAAACATATCGATGGAATATATGCCATCATTAACAATTCTTTTCCATGCTAAAGTTCCGGTTGTTGGAACTATTACGACCCCACCATCATCAACAAGCGATCCTTTCGCCACAGCCTGGAAATAACCGCCACCATAATGTATTTCTGAAGAACTTGAGCTTGCCGACGATGCAACAAAGACTACGTCACCAACAGCTGACGGTGGGAATGCTCGCAGTTCTGCAAGATTAAGGAAGCGGCCAATAGCGTTAAATCCGTCTTTACCCTGAGTTTTCTCCAATTCGGTTAAAGCATCATCAACCGTTTTATCCCCATGCCCAACCATACCTGATCCATCAGATTCAGCCAACTCACCTCTTAAGGTAGAATCACCAACACTAAGCCACTTGCCAGGACCAATACCGCCTGTTGATTCAGGTGTTGAGGAAGGAGGAACAATTTTCCCGCCAGCAGGGAAGCTACCGGTCCATTTGTAATATGTATTGTTGGCAGTATTCAGAAGTACTTCATTAATTTTTACTGTTGCTCCTGTAGTAAATGTAACTCCGATGAGTGTGATGTATCCAAATTTTTCAGCAGCATTCGCAACCATAACTTCAAGGCCAAACCATGTTCTTCTTCCAACACCAAAACGATCAAGCCAGATGGATTGAGTTAAATTATTTAACGCAAAATCAAAGTTCTGTGCATTATCATATAAATCTTTAGCAGCTGCAGACCCCAGCGGATTGCCGGTGTTATAAGTCGTCATATTGGCCTCATAAACAAAAAACCCGCCTCGGCGGGTTAATGATAAGTGGATTTATTTAAGCAACACTTCCTGGATAGGTGGCGTTGTCATACTGATAGAAGGAGTCTCGATATTCTTTTGCAGTTACCTGGCATGTCCCATCAGATTGAGGTGCTATCTCTGAAATGATACCGCTATATCCTACACGTGAAGATTCGCAGAATATCAGGCGCGGTGGTTCTATTGCAGGGTTGTTAAGCATGATATTACTGAACTGTGGTTGTTCAGGCACTGATAATTCATTGTCTCCAATTCTGGTGGCAACGAGCAAACCGGAAGCCGAACCATCCTGATAGCGAATAAGGGCCCTTGGGTTTGTAAATGTCCAGTCGAGAGGTTCAGATACCGTTACAGTCGTTACACCGTTACTAGTGCTCATAGCCTCAATCAACGTGCTTATTGTTTTGCTGCCTGGAATATCATCAGTAAAGATAATCCTGTCACCAACGTTATAGCAGAGAGCATCCATTTCCGTTGTAGTCGTGTGAGTAAGACGTTGCTGTCGATACTTCATCAGTCTTCGCATACCTATCTGATAAGCTCGGTCCTGATCAAGAACACCATCAAGCGTATAGTCCTCAATTTTTACCGGAGTTGGGTTATCTGATGTTCTGCACTGCACCGTCTCTTCAGCCCATGTAGTGCCGTTGATATATGTAACATCCACACCATCATAGTCATCTGCTGACGGAGCAACGAAAGCCGTCTGAAGCGGATCAGTCATCTCCTGTGGGCTGATTATTCCCGTCCACGTTTTCACACCTTCCCTTGCTACAGATGCCAGACCATCGGTAAGAAGGAAGTAGCTTTTCCCTGCATTTGTCACCTTCTGAAGCATCTCCAGCGCAGAAACAGAATCCGTAGTGGCATAGTCAAAGAATTCGCTGCTAGGGGTCCAGTAAGAAGTTTCTAGTGAGTCAATAGCTTCATGGTCCATCGCAAGCCCTAACTCATTACCTATATGATACAGAGCCCCAGAAATGCTCCTTGACACACCAGAATCATAAATTCGTGTGGCCACAATATTTACGCGGCGATCTGACTGCGCTGCAAGTTTACCGCCAGTTTCCACCGTAACCGCCATTGTAGTGACGCCAGAATAAGATGCCGGCCGAGACAACAAACGTCCTCGTAATGACTGCCAGTACATATTATCACGACTGTTATCCTGCCCCTGCTCGTTTGTACGGCGAGCTCTGACCTCTACCAGCGCTGGCGTATCCAGCGTGACTCGTTCGGTGAATCCCAGTCCATTGATATTCTGGAGGTAGTACGATCCGGTTTTACTTATCCACCCGACGCCTGAACCATATGGCCGGTACTGAATCTCCCACTTCACCTCGCGGTATTGTTTGTTCCCTTTTTTGTTATACCCACAAATTCCGTTTGGGAAGAAGAAGTTTACTTCGAACATATTAACAACTTCATTTTCTGGGCACGCCAGAAAAGGCCCCATCCAACTATCGTTCTCATTTAAACCGTTGGCTTCAAAATCAAGAACTGTGCGCGGTGAAAATCCAGGCCATGACGGATCAACGCTGCCATCAATAACTCGCTCCAGAGTTACAGAGCTACCATCTATATCAAGAATCTTATATTCGCTTCCGGAATGGGAAACAGATAGCCTGACATAACCCTCAGGAATCCCGGTGAACGGAGTCCCGGTAGCGCTATCGTAAGCGAGGGTTATTGATGCGGTAATCACATCTTCGCCGACTGGCTCAGAGTGAGGTATAAAATCAGCAATGAATAGTTGGTAATCAATGCTGTTGTACCAGAGAGTTACAGACATCCCGACATAAGGGACTATTTCCTCAATCGTGTCACTGGTAATTCTGCTGTAAGCACCATCATTAGTTACCACATAGGAATCAGGAACAATTAACTCAACAATTGCACCAACAGTCCATGTATCTGGAAGGTCATTTGTTGTTTCATCTCCATCATCCGTGCTCAGCCCATTAAATGTTATTGTCGGTCCGGAAACGGTTAGCGAATTAGCAACAACATCTTCCGTGTCCGGCGCGGTTTGCGCCATATCAAGACCAGAACCAGATGCGGTTCCCCCAACCTCTGTGGAATTGAACCAGTTTTCTGATCGTTGATCTCCACTAACGTTTTGCCCGGGTTGATATACTGTGTAGTTAAACCCATCGCCAAGAGAGGCAATTGGGGTTGACCCTACACGAATATCGCCATCCCCAAATGAAAAACGCCCTCTCCCCATAACAACGAACATTTCAACTGTCATTACCGTTGGATCATCAACAGAGAATCTTGTTACAGGCTGCACTGCATAGTCGGGATAAATACGGCTTCGTCCAAATAACTCGCGTATCGGGTCGCCCAATTTTGCGTTATTCGCTTTAGCAGGATTTACATCAAGAGGGTTTCCAGTACCTGATGAATAACCGCCAAGGTCACCAACACCAGGAGCAAAGAAAAGAGCATACGCGACTGATGCAACTGATACAGCAACGGCAATCCAGGCAAGAGCTACAGCGCCATAAGGGACAGGGTAAATTCTGACATCACTGTCTGATTTGATAGCAAATTCAAACCATGCCTGAGGCGGTATGTTCTCTCCATCAACATCAACGGTGATCGGGTGCTTCATATCAGGCTTATAGCCCTGAACGTTCTTCGCAAGCCACTGATGGATAGTTACTGCGCCATGTTCATGAGTTTCGAGTGGTTCGCCAGGCAGCCGTGAAGGATAAATTCTGATAGTCACTTCCAGAACTCCACTTTGACAAAACGACGTTTGAAACGCGAGACAGGAAGGAAGGTAACGTTCACTCCTGGGTTGCACTCTGCGACATGCAGCTGGCCGTTAATGTCAACAACTACACCAACATGAGTAACGGTTGACCCGGAATAACAGGCGGCACCGGCACCAATACACGGCGCGCATTTTTCCAGAGAAAGCATGAGCTTTCTGGCCTCTCGGTTTAAACCTCCGTCGTCTTTTGTTATACCTGCAAAATCTGGCCACAGTGGTAGCCCCAGGTCTTTTCGTACCTCGTTCACTATGCCGAAGCAGTCGAGTTCAGGATAAGTGCGACCGCCCTTCTGCCATATGACAGAAAGGTATTTATCAGGATTGAACATTGTTGCTCCTTAACTCATGTAACGAAGGCCGGGGTAATACGGGAGGGTGTATCGGTGGCGCGGCCATGCGGTATCAAGAACATTCATATATCCGGCAGTAATCTGCGCCTGCGTGGATGTCCATGACCCGCTTTTAATCGCCAGCGTGTACGGTACAGCTGCCGGAGCACTGAGGTCCGTGGAGACATAGTTACGATATGTCAGAGATGCCTCTGAAAGGTTATCCAGAGCATTGCGTATGGCGGTGGAAGTAATGCCGTCTATATTATCAATGGCAAACTGCAAATCTTGTGTACCATCGCTGTTTCTTGCTGGAAGGGCAATATCAATAGCCGCAGCCTGAAAGGTTACCACCTCGCCACTTTCGGTTGTTGCGGTGATGTCATCGAAGCCTTTACAAAGATAATAAACACCAGTACCGATGTTTATTTGCAGGGTTTCGATGATCACCTCTTCCCCGGATGAGGCATACAGCCTATTTAGAATCGTCATGGATCAGGCCACTCCCTGTTAAGCGCAATATCAATGATGCTGCTGTTGATAATGTAATCAGGAAAATCAGCCCAGCCAGGAGCCAGAACAGGCCTTTCCCACAATTCCAACGTAGCCGTGTAGCGCCAGTAGTTGCCGCCTTCAATTGTCGGCCCCTCATAGATATCCACGAAACGACAGACATAAACATCGACAACGCCTAACGGAGATCGAAGAGGCATGTTAAACCAGTCAGCGCCATCCTTAATAGTGTCCCTGAACCATACCTCAAATAGTTGAGCTTCCGGCTCCGTAAGCAGCCATGCAACCGAGGCCTGAGTTGGCGTTGAAGTATATAATCGCCTCTGCCTCGCCCTGCCGGATGTGAGTTCGGTTCTCAGTAATGGGCTAACTGGCTTTAACCCGAACCCTTCCTGCAATGGAACAGGAAGGTAATCATTCGGATAGTTAATGCTGGTCGTTTTAGCCATTAACCAGTTCTCCTGTTAGTGTTCCAGCGCATCATTGCTTTCGAAATGTCACCTTTCCCACTGGCAAGGTCTCTGGCTGCCTGTTGATATCCAAGTTTTGCCCCCTCAGCCGTGGCTTGCTTCATCATGGAGATCTGAGTATCAGACGGATCACCGTTAACATTCATGTTAATAACGGGAGAGAATCTTGCTCCGCTGGTTGATTGTTGATTTACCCTGTCCAGTGTTTCATCAAGCTTTGCTGACGTCTGAGAGGTCACAACTCGCTCACCTTTCTGGAGCAACCATGTTCCTGTTTCCGGGACGCTATCAATACCATCGTGCGCCATACCTGCCAGGGCAGAAGTACCAACTGCTGCAACAAGTGGTGCAGTTACTGCCGCAGCTGTTGCCATCGCTGCAGGTGCAAGCGCGGGCCCAACGATAGGAATTGCCGCTGTCGATGCGTATGCTGCGATTTGAGCCTGCAAAGATGATGCCTGTGCGTTTGCCAGCATTGATGCCGCTGCGCTTGCCTGAGTGGATTTACCTACCAGCAATTGCACTGCCTGATATACCAGCCATTGCGCCGCCATATCAGAAAGGGTTTTAATGATTGTTTCACCAAGACCAGAGAAAATATTACTGAAGAAATCACCTAAATCTTCTGCACCGTGCACAAGGTCATTAAGGTTGTCAGAAATAACCGAGGTTGCTCCACCAAGAATAGAAGTCATCGCATCTGCAGCAGTCTGGTAATAATCAGCTGATTTATCAGCATAATCATTCAACGCGTCCATTATCCCGCTTTGCCAGTCTCCCATCTGAGCATCAGACTTTTTGTAGTAGTCCTCCTGAATATCAAGACGGTCATCAAGCGCCTGCTGTAACGCTGCCGTTTCCTGGTCATAAAGCGATTTGCTTATATCACCACTTTGGTACTGTTTCTGTAGATCCTGCTGCCTGTCGAGAAAACTACGCTGGATATCCAGCAATTCCTTCATGCGCTGGCGAGTCTTGTCTCCCATACCTGCACCGATAAAATCAGAATCATTAGCTGCCTGGTCATTCTGATTTTGCTTACGTAAATTAGCGGTAAATTCGACAAGTTTCAGATTTTCTTCGTTGGCTTTTTTGAGTGAGTTGAGGCGATCTATCTCAGTAGCAAGTTGCTCAAGTCGCTCTTTCTGAGCTGCATTAATTCCTGTTAATTTCCCAGATGTAAAATCAAAACGCAGCTTCTCAAGCTCGGTTACCTGCTGATTCTTTTTGCCAGTCGTGTCAATCAGCGCTATCTGACGCTGATAGCTCATTTCCAGAGACTTAAATGCTGACTCAAGTTTTCTGGCCCCGGCATCTGGAGATGCTTTCCCGTTAGTTTCTCCTGAGCCTAAGGAATAATTTTTGCTGGAAGAAGAAGGCGCACCTACAGTGGCCTGACTGAGAGGAAGATTATTACCGGCTTTCATGATGGACAGTCGGCGTTCTAATTGCGCTATTTCAGCTTTTTTCCCGTCAACGTCCATACCAATTCGGTTAAAGCTGGCAAGGAACCCCTGATCTTCTACATCAGCTTTAAGATTGTTGAGGCGGCGCTCTATATCAGTTACAGATGCGTTGTCACCTACAGCCTTACCGCCTTTGTACAGGTCAATTAGCTTCCCTGCTTCAGCACCAACTTTAACAAGCCAGGTAGCGAGATCAACAACACCACCAACCAGGTCTGTCAAACCCTGAATAACCTGAGGATCTTTGAATACATCCCCCATGTCAGTAATCGCGTTCTGTAACCCTGACAGGTCAACATTGGCCAAGCCGGTTGCAATCTCAATTTTTACACCGTTTACCTGCGTCTCCATGTCCTCAAACAGGGAGTTTACTTTTACCAGCTTTTCGATATCAGCATCGTCAGGGGCAACGCCAAACTGTTTTGCCGCGTCCATGTACTGGCGAAGTTTTTCTCCTCCCTGATCAAGCAATGGGAGAAGCTTGGAAAGGTCGTTACCAAGACTTTCAAGGATTGTGGTCTTTTCAGCGTTTGTTTTAATCTTTCCGAGCGCATTGCTGATAGCCAGCAACTGCTTATCTGGTGATTCACTGGCTAATTTCTTAGCCGATAATCCGAGTGCATTCAGAGCATCTACCGCTTCACCAGATTTATTCAGTACAGCATCGCCAATTTTATCGCCAATATCCTTGAAGATATCGGCCATCTGGTCACCGGATACGCCAGCTTTTTCAGCTGCATACTGCCAGGCAAGCAAAGACTGTGTAGACATATTGAGCGACTTAGCCCAACGGTCGGTTTCGGTAATCTGCTTTGAGGTTGTTTTTAGCAGGTTGTAACCGGCTACTCCGACACCGATAGCTGCCGCACTTGCTGCGGTTGCAAAACCAGTAAATGCTACTGCGGCTGCTTTTGCATCGGCCTTAACCTGTTTGCGCCATTTTTGAGATGCCCGTTCAGCCTGGCTTAAACCAGATACAAATCCACCAACCTTGGCTACAAGATCAATGGTCAGCGTTCCAAGGGATTTACCAGCCATGCTATGTCCACTCCTGCATAGCCTGCTCCAGTGTAATGGAAGGCTCGTTAATGTGTGGTGTGAAGTCTGTTACTTTGAAGGAGGGGGAATCTTTTCCACGGTTGACGTTAGCCAGCACAGAAGAAATAAGGCCAGCGGCCCACTCAGTACGCATCATTCCGTTAAGGCTACCGTACTTTTGACGGTAAAGAACCCAGTCGCGATACTCTGTAACGCTAACGCGTTCTTTTGCTTCAGCAATGGTGCGACCGCCGATCCCGTTGAGAACTAATTCACACCAGAATTCGTCTTCTGCGCTGAGTTCGCCTTTCCCAGGTCATTAACCTGCTGAATAGCGACAAGCAGAGCAACGGTAAGAGCACCATCAAGTGCGCCGCGCTCAGGGTCTGCTTCACCAGTGATATCGGCGACAGTGAAAATAGGAGCGCCATTTTCATCACAGATTGATGCAGCGATACGCCCTGCAACACCATCAATCTTACCCACTGCTGAAAGAACATTTGATACCGCATCGTGATAGCCCATTGGCCTGATATAAACGGTAGCTGTGATCTCTTTATCTCCCTGCTTCCAGGTTATTTCCTTCTCAACAGGACGACCAGTGAACGCCCCTGCCTGTTTTAACGAATCCATATTCAGTTTCATTTCTTTCCTCTCAATTTGCGGGGTTTCCCCCGCTCATTAATGCCTGGTTATTAGCTCGTTGGTTGGGCCTTTGGAACCCAAACCCCCTGCCCTGAACGCTGAATAGTTGCTGAGGTTTGTACGACCGTATTAGCCTGGAAGTCGAACGGGAAATCAGAAACATAGCCCTGGAATACATACCAGGTACGCGTATCCGGCAGAGAAAGACCATCTACTGCATCTGGAGCACCAGAAGTCGCTACCGTTGGTTCATCCGTTCCATCAGCCCAGCCTATAGCAAAGGTCAGGTTTGTTTGATCGCTTGATTCTGCAAGATTGCTCAGCATGACATGACTGGCGTTTGCCGGGTCGGCGTTAAGAGCAACGGTTGCCTGACCCGGGGTGCGCAGACCTTTTTTATAAGAACGAGTATTGGTTTCGCTCAGACAGGTATCTTCAATTTGATCTGCCGGGCTACTACCTGGTGAGAATGAAGTAATACATTCAACTTCACTGACCACGCCGTTATTCAGAACGTACATCTGAGTGCCTTGAGTCACTACTGACATAATTATCTCCGGGTATAAAAAAACCGGCTCAAGGCCGGTTATGGTAGGTTTATTATCGATTGACTATCCAGTCAACGTCGAATGAATATCGGTACTTAAGGGTGGACTCATCTCTACCCTGAGGGCCGTATCTGACAATATTTGCCTTCAACTCAATAGCATAAATAATTGCCTGAGCTGCAAGCGTTGCTTCATCGGCGGTATCAGCATATACATCAATCTGCAATGAGAACTTATCAGCATCTGGGCGCTGATTAAGATAGTTTTCCGGACCTCCTCCTGGGAGGTTCTGCCAGACGGCGTATGGATAAACAACGTTATCGTCCTGAATGCCGAAAGGGTAAATTCTTACCGGATTGCTTCCGAGTATGGAATTGACTTCAGGACTCGATGCGCAAACAGGAAAAATAGGAGCAATCATGCCGTCCCTCCTTTCTTCTGCGCTCGTTTGATAGCTCGGTCAATCCCCGCTTCGTAGTTAACAGAGAAGGTGTTGAAAACCTCTATCAGCCTGGAATTTGCAGCAGCACGAACGAGCGGTTTTGCTGCCATCTTTTCAGTGCCAAACTCAAGAAGACGCCAGTGAGGAGTGGGGGCATCTTTCGCAGTGCTTGGATGCTTTTTTAATACGGCTCCCTGAAGAATTCCTATCCTGAAGGCAAGATCACCGGTTTGTTTAAACATACGACCATTCCAGCGCAGAGCGGCGTTATCAGCGATGCTACGTGCTGTGTGAGGATCGTCGAGCTGCTCTGCATTTCTCTTTATCTGAGTTACGATAACGTTTCCCGCCTTCCTCAGTGCGGAGCGCCCTGTTTTGCGCTTAGTTTCCGTGGTAATGGCTTCTAACTTACCAAGCAGTGAATCTACACCTTCAAGCTTAAACTCAATGCTGTCAGCCATCCTTTACCCCCTCTGAGCATGGAAGCGTGAGATATTCAAGTCCACTATCAGGATCAGGAAGAATCCCCTCAATGCTGTAGATTTTGCCACGGAAAAGAATACGGTCTTTCTCCTGGATATCTTCCCGGTATCGGATAGTGATTCTGGCCGTTACTTTTACGTTTGATGCCTGGGCTGTAATGAAATCCCTGACCGAAGAGGAAACCACGCTACCCCACACCTCTGCAAGGTCATTCCAGGTGTATTCCATTGCACCAGTAGTAGATGACTGGATAGCGGTTCTTCGCTGAATAGTGACGCGGTGGCGCAGTTTTGCAAATTCCACAATTACCTCGGCTTGCCATCAAGATAGGTTTGCGGTGGCAACTCATCGTCAATTTCATCAACGAGCGTTTTTGCAATCAGAGATATCAGTGTTTCATCAGCCTGAGCCAGACGGTTTATCGCTTCTGCCTGTTTCAGTTGAGACGTTGCCAGCGCTTTCAGTGCCGCCGTTAGTTCGTTTACCTGCTGCTCGTTCATAGGCAATCCTCGTCCACTTTTTAATCCACTCGCGCCGTCTGGCGCATCCTGCGCATGCCATACCTGCCCCTTAAATAATTGTCGGCTTACGGAGGTCGTAAATCAGCATTGATACAGAAAAAGGAAGTTCCCCCTGTTTCAACTTTTCTTCTTCTTCGCCGCCGCGGTTACGGTCAAGATAGCCGAGAAGAACCAGCAGGGCCGTCTGAACGCGAGTAAGCGGTTCACCATCAATAAGCTTTCCTGATTGATCAACGACTAACGCGCGACTTCCCTGAATGTAGGAAAGTATTGCTGCGCTGCCGCCCTGAATTTTTAAGGTAAGGTCTGAATCTCCGTAATCGTCGTCAATACGGAGATGCAACTTAGCCTCTTCGAGCGTCACCAGTTCAATCATTGCTTATCCCTCAGGTCACGCCCCTTCTTAACAGCAAGCGTCCATCCCTTAGAACCAGGCTCACCAGGCTTATCAGTTGTAGTTTCGTTGCAATGCCACATGGAACCACCCCAGGTGACTGTATCGCCAGGCTGATATTCGGTACCAGATTTGAATACATCACGATAGATAGTTACCGGGATGTCAAAAGACTTAACTTCAACCGCACCGCTTGCTCTTTCGATAGAAATTGAGAAAGTACGCTGGTTATCTTGCTTGACATCAACGCCAGATACACCGTCAACGATACATTCCCAGCCCCGCATGCCGTGCGTCTTTTCATGGGATCGCCAAAGTCCGCCTTTATGAGTCGCATAGGTACCGCGTGGATAGCTTTTTTTCTCGTCAATGAATGGTTCAAGCTCTATTGCAAGAGCGTCACGACCATCGGAACCAGGTTCAGGATCAGGAATCTTTGACACCAAATCCTGAGCAAGCTTTTCAACGTCTATCGGCTCAGGAATTAACGAATTAACTACCTCTTCAACAAGGGGACGCAGATCATCAATCGTGACGCTTTTACCATCCTTGGGTACTGTAATTGATTCAAAAGCCTGCTTCACTGCGCTTTCGGCAGCATCGGCGATAATCTGGTTAAAGTCTGGTAGTTCTGGTGCCTTCGGTAATTCTATTTCACTTACAGCATCTGCAACCATTTTTGATACATCAGGTATTTCTACTGGTTGGAATTCTGGAATTGACTGACGAACCTCTTCCAGTTGCTTCTCCAGATTGCTGGCTGTTTTCTCCAGCGCTTGCTGAAAGTCATCTGCCATTTTTTTAATGGCTGCTCCAAACTCTTCGCCAAGCGCTTTAATCAGGGATAATTCACGTTCATTCATTTTGTTAATAATCCTCTGAGCATTGATTTAGCGGCGAAAAGTTCTGTTTCGCTTAATGCCTTTCCACCTTCGTCTACTGGCTCTGGCGATGGCTGCGCCTGTTGCGTTCCTTTCGCGAATGGGTCTTCTGATGCGTCGCGCTTGGCCAGAGCAGCAAGGCTGAAGTTCTGCTGCTGCAGGAAGAGAGAATCACCACCTTCAACAGGAGGCAGGTTTTCACTTTTACGGGCTTCGTTTGGTGTAAGAATGGTGCTTTTGACGCCATCACCCAACGCTTTCATTCTGCGTTCGCTGTCCATGCGTAATAGTGCGCCGATATCAAGTTCAACCCGCTTTTTTGCACCAAGATCGAACGCTTCTTTCAGGAGTGACTCGATAGATTCAATCAGAACCTGCAAGCACTGTGAGTAATATTGCTGCTCAAGTGCTTCAACGTTGTCAGAGCTGGGTATTTCTCCTACGCCAGCCTTATATGCCGGAACGTGGAAAGCTGAGCAAACCATTTCAGCAGAGAGTTTCTGCTGCTCAACTGTCTGTGCATCAACCGCCGACATGGTGATCGCTTTGTATTCAGCGCCGCCAGATAACAGGCCCGTCTTACCCGCGTTTTCACCCGTGTAACCTGCGTCCCATGCTTCTTTTATTTCTTTTGCTTTTGCAGCATCAACAGACCCAGGAATGGTGATAACGCCGCTAGGTTTCCCGCCATTCTTAAAGAAGAATGCAGAGCTTTCCTGAATGTGTTTACCCTGCATTGCTGCAAGACCACAGGCATAAATAGGAGAAATACCAATCAGTGGATGGAACAGGCAGTTAAAACGGTCGTGGATTATTTCGCGAGCCGGTACGGTTACCTGTGTCGGTAACCCGCTAATCTGGTCTGGACTAATTTGATAAAAGACAGAACCATCATCAGCTACAAGTGGAGTGACTTTATCCGGATCAAGAATACGAAGTTCTGTAATCTTACCGGCATTGTTTTTTACCTTCATCACGTAGGTGTTACCGCGTGAAAGCTTTGAATTCATCCATGTTTCAAAAAACTGAATTGTGTTTTGAAACTGGTTTGGCTTACCGATTAGTGTGTCGAAATTAGCATCAGTAACTTCTTTCCAGATGCCATCAGAATCTTTGGCCTGAATGGCTGGCGACATCTTTGAAATATCACTGGCAATCAGGGTTATGCAGGAAAACACCGCATAATAGGAAAGTACGGTTTCATTCCTGATTTCCATGTTTCTTTGCCAGGCACCTGCGAAAGGTTCTCTGACAAAGGAAAATATCGGAGTCCAGCCGCGAGATGATGGTTGCTGTAGTGCTTTCTCTTTCCGTCTAAAAGGATTCCACATCAGCCATTCTCCGCGTTAACTTTTTTCTTTTTCGGTCCACCAGCTTTTTTGCCAGTCACATATTCAGCTTTATGCAGCAGAACCAGTACCTTTGCGCACTGGTCATTCACAATTTTCTCATCACCAGGCAATGAGTCATGTGTACGCTGTAGGTATCTGATCTTTGCCATATGAAATGGCGGGGTTTCCCCCGCCCTCCTTCTTAGCTGGTAGCGCCAGTGCTGTAATCAACGCCGGAGATAACAGCTACTGCGGCATCACGACGGCGTTTCCAGTTAATCCAGCGCTCTGCACGGATGGCCACGCTGTTGGTCTGGAACATGGATACCAGTTCCACTGGTGTTGGCGTTGTGCTGTCGTGTGTAGGTGCACTCTGCATTTCCAGAGAAGCCTCACGTGACATATCAACGGCGACGCCACCATCATCGGCCAGATAAACATCTGGAGCATTAACCAGAACCAGTTGATTACCAACGTACTGAGATACGATTACAGGTAATCCCTGGAATGTACCGCCCAGCATGGTCATATCCGGGTACTCTTTCTGGCCCAGTGCATTTTTACGCATAGACAGAGTGAGTGCGGTGGTGCTGGACATCAGCCATACCGCGCCATTCGGCTGCAGGTTATTGGTAATAAATTGACCAAATGCTGCTGCTGCATCGGTATCCGGATCGCCCGTAGATGGAATCGCAGAGATCCCATTGGTAATGGATGCAGGGGAAACATCAGCCACTGCCGCTTTTGCCGGGTCGATGAAGTCGGTATCCAGTCGCGCGATAACCGCTTCAGCCAGGGCGTTACGCACCAGAGCATCAGCAGATGGATTGGAAAAGCGGATCAGTTCTTCGGTCAGAACTGCAATGGACGCTACTTTGGAGAAGCCGAAGGTGATGGTTGCAAAGTCAAACTTAGTCAGAGGTTTGGCTTTACCCTGACCTACCCAGCCTGCTGAACCACCAGAGGTTTGCGCCGGAATTCGCACGTTAAATGGAACCTGACGCAGGGACGGAATGTTACCCTGGCCAAAACGGCCAATAATGGTCTGAGGACGCAGAAACTCAACGAAATCCTGTGCATAATCCTGGTATTCAACCAGTGCTCCAGCCCATGTTGGGTCAGTAGTGGTACCTGCACTAACCGCGGCCTTCAGAACGTGGTGAAGCTTGGTGTCCTCTGGATATTGGTTTTTAGCAATCTGTAGCGCTTCAGAACGGCTACCATTACCAGCTGCGAGTGATTTTGCGAAACGGGCAAAGGCGATACCTTTTTCCAGCTTCGGCTCAACGCGAATGATTGATGGAGCGTTGTTCACCACTGTAACTTCACCAGATGCGGCTTTAGTTACTGGCTTGGCGGTTGATGCCATGCTGGTTTCCATATCACGCAGGCGTTTAAGGTGCTCGTCGACCGCTTTGATTTCAGTAGAGGTGTTGTCGTAGCTTTCTGTTTCTTCCGCATCCAGCGTGCGGCCTTCATCGGCGGCTTTGCTCATGATGTCGTTAAGTGAAGAGGCCAGCGCTGCACGCTTGTTTTCAAAACTTTTAATCTGTTCAGCGATATTCATCGTTGATTTTCCTTTTTTAGAAGATTTATTAGGTGCTGAAGCGCCAGCAGAATTTATGGTTTTAACTACCGGTTCCTCATTGCCGAGCGCGGCGAGTAACTGGCGGTCAAACGATTTAACGGTTTGAATCGAACATTCGGCATTCGCCGGGATCGTTACTGCAGAGACTTCAAGAAGCTCCCATTCAAGAAAATGGATGCCACCAGAGTCGAGATATGCGTATTTAATTGGCTTGAAGCCGATAGACAGGCCTTTCACAAGACCTGATTTGATCGATGCCCACGCTTCCTCAAGCCTGGCCACCAGCTGCGATGGCATGTCAGGTGTTGGCTTAACAAGTTGCGCCGTGATCTGAAGCCCTTCTTTCACTTTCTTTGCAAAACAGTTCCCAATAGGTTGGGTTCTGTCATGCTGCCAGAGGAAAGGGTTTTCACTACCGAACTTCGCGCCGTCAGGGTCCATAATGTCGCCGTCACGGTCAGGTGATGGTGTGGAAGCAATCCCGGTGATTATCCGTTTGTCCTCATCCACCGCTTTCACCGTCATGATCGTACATGCGCGGTCAAGCTTCATTTACTGTCCTCCAGAAACGAAAAAACCCGCCGTGGCGGGTCATTAACTGACGTGTTATTTATATAAAAAATACCTGGTAATCTTTCTTCTTCGCTTCAGGATTAAGTGCCATTAGCGAAACGGCATTAAACAAGGCCATAAGGGGGTCAATTTTCCCCTTTCCACTAGCCTGTTTGGTGATAAGGATAGCGTTACCTTTAGGTTCTACCCTGGCATTGCCTACACACCAGGCCATTAATGGCTGTCCACCATGAATAAGCACACCCTCAGCAAGCTTGCGCTCTGTTGTCTTAATTGCACCACCAAGTCTCCAGCCCTGGCTGACACCAACTACTGAATCTTCAGGTATTTCAGCTTCTACAAGAGCATCAAGGATCTGACCGACACCAGAAGGGTCAATGCCAATTTTATCCAGCAGTTCCGCATCATTAATACGGCTGACATATTCAGCGACTTCCTCCGTGTCCTGTCCTACTCGTTTTACGATAGTCAGGTCACCGGCCTTAACGAAATCGTTGAACCTGGATTCCTCGCTTTTTCGGCGGCGCACAGCTATTTCATGCGCCCAGGCATGACCCCATCCAATCCACTCACGGGTTTCTTTATCACGACCGATGATGTAAAGACCCAGAAGGTCATCAAGTCCACCACCATCTATCCCAACCGTAGCAACCTCAGCTCTCTGAAGTATATCGCTGAATGCTACCTGCCTAATTTGCGGTTCCCAGAAATCAACACCAGCCCATCGGTCACTGCGGAGGTTCAGACCAATTTCGATATTGAGGTGTTTCGCAAGGAACTGCTGTAATGTTCCGTCTGTTTTGTTCTGGTTCTTCAGAAGCTGATCGGCAATCCATTCTTCACTTACCGAACGTCCAATATTTGGATTGGTGATGTAGAAATTTTTTTGTTCAAGGTAAGCCTTGCTTTCCACCATAGAATCAGGGAATTCATACAGGACGCCGAGTGTTTTAAGGTCATTAATCTTCCCATCTCGCACAGCTCGCCAGTAATCAAGGCGTTCTTTGAATACACCAGCAGGCGGTTCATCACTTTGCGTAGTCAGGAATATAACCCACCCTTCGTTGCGAGATACCTGACCACCAAGAGCTTCCATAAACATGGCTTCAGCATTAGATCGCTTGCCAAACAACCAAAGCTCATCAACCAGAATGCGCCCTGACTTTTTACCTGAAACCGTATCGGTGTCAGCTGCTACTACTTTGAGCGTATTTCGCGTTACTCGGTGTGTGATGGTGCGGATATGGTCCTGAATCTGGAACATATCAGACAGCTCTTCATCAGCGCGTATCATCCCGGCAGCAGGTTTAAAACTGTTATCAGCAACCTCTTTTGTCGGCGCGAGAATCAGGTGCTCTTCATCTTCACGCCAGCACAGGATTAGCGCGGTCAGCATAATCCCTGCAGCGATGGTCGATTTTGTGTTCTTCTTTGAGATAAGCAGTCCATATTCGCGGATTAACTGCTTGCCAGTCTCTGCTTCATAGCCACCGAAGATGGCATTAACAAAGTCAAATACCCATTCCTCGGAGCACTCACCAAATGTTGGCTTTCCTGGTAAATCAGAGACACGTAACTCTTTAAAGATGCCAAGTGCCTGTTCTGCCTGGTCTGGAAAAATTGGTGGTGGGATGATTGATTGCTTTGCAACCAGAAGAGATTCCCATTCAGGGCAAGCCGTGGTCCATTGAGCCATAGATTACCCCTTGTTATTAACAACAAGCTTCGGTGGTGCCATTGCCCCAAACTTGCTACCCGTAGCTGCGACCTTCGCGGCAGCATGTCTCGCATCCTTTTTACCGCCTTCTCCTTTTTTGGGGTGAAGGTATGGCAGCATCGCTTTGGCGGCGTCTTTTCTGACATCTGTCTCTTCTGATACGTCGTTCATCACTGCTTTCAGGAACTCAAGCGGATCATCAAATTCCTTCACCGTTCTGTTAACAACTTTTGGCAGATCATCTGGTTCAGAAACAGCCTGCTCGGCAATGACTTCGGCCCCACGTTTTTTACTGATAAACGCGATGATATCCGGGTCTTTTGCCAGCCGGGAACCCTGAGACCTCGCGGTTTTCTCGGAATAACCGGCCTTTCGGGCTGCTTCAGCCTGGGATGAACCGGACATCAGCGCTTGTGCGAATTTGCGCTTTTGTCCTGTTAACACGTCAACATCCTCCAAAGGGGAAAATTTTCTGTGCGTGAGAGGGGGCGCGGTGTCCATCGCGATCGGCGTTGACATCCACCGATACCCCCCCGGTGTTTGGTCAGAGAATTACGATGCCAGATTGTGATTTATCTTTCGGCACAGAGTGCTTCAGAGCCTCACTGTCAGGTTGGTTCATTGATGCTTCGCGCGATGACTTACCTGAGTGGCAATCAATGCACAGCGTCCAGAGGTTACTCTCATCGTTGTCACCACCGAACTGTAGTGCTATGCGGTGATCAAGCTCGCTGTCATGCAGGTCTACTACTTGATTGCACATACAACAGTGACCACCGTCGCGTACATAGATACGACGCTTAAGGCTTACCCTTGCGCTTCCACTCACTCGACGATTCTCACCATAGACAGGCTTTATTCGTCGGGTGTCGATAGCTTTCAGGCGCGGCTGTAGTGTCTTTAACTTAGACATGTAACCTCCATGCTCTGCGGCGTTCTATTCTTGGCTGATTATCTCTGGCTGGTTCTACTGGCTGTCCATCTGCGTGGTCAACGAGTGAGTAGCATGGATAGACAACAGGACCACCGTAAGCATCACCGACTGCATAGTCTGCTGCTTTGCTGTGGTTCCATTTATCCAGCACTCTCTTGATATGTTGCTGAGGTACGCTGTAGCAGACGCCATGAATAAGACGGGGCAATGTAATGAAGTCGGCTCTGGCCTTATCAGCTGCTATTAGCTTTGATGCTATCTCCAGTTGATACTGTGGTGGACGGCCAGTGCCTAGATAAAATGAACACAGTGCATCTGGATATCGCGAGAGCCACATAGAAATCTTGTCGCGGAACCCTGCAACTGGCATAGCATCATCTTCAAGTACGACAACACGGCATGATTGGTTGGCAGCCCATTCAAGCGCACGGCGATGATTCCAGTTGGCCCCATGCTCACTTTCATCCAGAAGAAGATGGGCACCCAAATCGCTTGCCAGAAGAACTGCGGAGGCAAAGCGGTCATGGTGTCCGACCACTACGAACTTCACTTGTGTTTCCACCATGCTAACTCCTTACCGAAACCTTCCGTTTTAAAGACGGTATGCACCAGAGGGCCGGTAACTATTCGATTACCGAATGACTTTGCAGCCATTCCGAAAGCGCCCATATCCACCAGCGTGGTGGGTGCAGTCTCCATCTTCCAGAAGCGGTGGCTTTCAATAAGGTAGTGTTGCCGAATGATGCGGTGGGCAAATTCCATAACATCTTGGCGGAGACCACCTATCAGACCAGCATTAAGCAGTTGTTCATCCCGGTGCCGTTCGAGGAAATCTTTATAGGCTTTGCCATGGTGATTAACCTTCATCCACTCTTCGGCATAGGTCTTATGCTCTGAGCCGACGTAAATTTTACCGGGTTCCATTTCTGCCCAAGGCTCCCGAAGCATCTCAACGTCAGTACCGTCGGTGCACCAGACGAAGCGATATTCAGGATGAGCTCTCAGGTACTGATAGATATGCAGCCAGCGCGCAAAGTAAGGGCTCATACTAACTATAGGAACTGACACGAGAGTTGCACCTACCGGCGCCGTGTTCAGTTCGTCTGCCAGCACTACAGCTTTTGCGCCACGAATAGAGCTTGCCCACACCTGCAATAGTGCAGGGTCGGCGGACATCTTAACTTTGCGCTGCGGATCTAGCTCACTTGTCAGAAGCGAGGTAATCACAACATCATGCTGCTGTCGGTATGGGGCATAGCCTGAATATCCACTGTCCCGTCGAGCGCTATAAATTCTGGCATTGGTCTTTGCCAGGTTCTCGCGTTCAGGTCTTGGGATAGAGCGTGCCACCTCTTCATACTCGTCCATCGAATGAATGAGCTTTTCAGAGCCAGTAACATCCGCAAATGCCCAGGTCGATAACCCTGCGTTATGAATGCGAAGCGCCAGATCGGGATGCTCGTACATGCCGCGCCCGTATACCGGATCGAAGCCGCCAACCTTATCAATGGCGCTGCGGTGATAATACAGCATAACGCCGCGCTGCCCGGTGTAAGCGATATGCTTATCATCCCTATACAGGACGGTCATATCGCTTATTTTTCGTGGGCCAGCCAGATCGAGAAATTGATAAGCCAGATGCGGCTCTGGAGATTCGATGTAAGGGAGATGCCAATTATCAGTGATTGGCCACGCGTCATCATCCCACAGGAAGAGATGCTCACACCCGGCGTCCACCAGCGCGGTCAGGCTGGCGTTCTTCGAAGCGACAATACCGCATGATTGGTCATGTCGAAACAGCTTCACGTTAGCCGGTACAACAGCGGCAGGCTTTGAGCCATCGTCTATCACAACCACCAGCGCACCAGATGGAAGATGCTTCATGTGCTGCTCAATGGCACGTTTCAGTACATCAGGTCGGTTGTGCGTGGTTATGGCTATTCCGATTCTGCTACTCGCCATGTTTTCAGGAACGTATTTCACACCATCGATCTCTACATTCATCATGGTGCCTTAACTTCCTGTGCCTAATTCAAGGAGTGTTCGATTGGGGCCGTATTTAGCCGCCTCTTTAATTCTCTCTTCCATGGTTTCATGATCACCTTGCATATCAAATGCAACCGAAACCTCAGGAGAAAGAGTTAGCTTCCCGGATATTTGGGTAGTAATCGACAGTGTTGGCAATTCTTCTCCAACGACATGACTGAATTTGAACGCGGTTAAGCCATCAACCTTCAGCCCATCAACAATGAGGTGAGTAAACTTCCCGTCATCATATTTAATTTCAAGACTCTTCATGTGCGTTTCCTTTTAGACGTGAGCCTGTCGCACGGCAATGCCGCCCGAGAGGTAAACGCAACCTAACGGCATCACCCAGGCTCACTACTGAAAGACTCTCTTTGGTTTGTGCGTGCGAAGCGCATTAAAAAGCCCCGCTATTGCGAGGCCGTGGTGATTTTATTGGGACAGTTGCGCTGAACAGACCTGTTATGTGTCAACACGTCTTTCTTCGTCTGGCGGTCCATCACCTCAATGTCATGTTCAGTGAGGTAGATGATATTCACCCAGTCACAGGCTGTGTCCGTTACTTCAGGTTTTGCGGGTAAATTTTTCGCGCAACTCGCGGTCAACATCGTCATCAGGAAGATGATTAACAGTCTGCTGTACATCCCTGGCTCCTTTTGTTGTTTCTACCCGGCGTTCTGCAACGGCTTCAGTAGCTGCTGCACGTTCTTCAGTGCGTTGCTGGTCCGCTTTTGTTTCAGCGATACTGGTACCGCGCGATTTACCCAGACCAAAAGCACCGGCAATTGCAGCCAACACAGCAACAGACAGGCCGATAATCATTTCAAGTCCCATAGCGACCTCACACCAGTGCGGCTTTAGCTTTGGCGTAACGTTCACGGCGGTCTTTAATGCCGTTCTGCCCGCCGTTAATAATCTGTGTGACACGCTCCAAATCGCCCGGATACCGTAGACAACCGTTTGAAACATAGAACCAGGCAGCGCTGCGTGCGGCGTTAATGTCCTTTTCCAGCAGTTCAGGGTTGCTGACTAAATCCAGTTTTAACGCCGTACCACAGGTCAGGTAGTTATCCAGAAAGGTGATCCCTATAATTCCGCGACCCCGGTATTTCCACCCATCACCAGCCGACTTGTTGCCAAAGCGGCCTCCGTATACCAGATTTGCAATCGCCCGCTGGCGTTCGAGTGGCAGAACATTTTCGTAAGTTTTTCTCCCCAGCGCACTGGCCTGGTCCTGAGTGAGTCGCTTTACTTTCACAAAATAGGCTAATCCGTCGACGCTATAGTTGAAGCTTTCCACCAGCTGAGTAAAGCCTGTGCTTTCGTGTCCGCATTGCGCAATAAACATTGCCTGATCGAGTTTTGTCGTAATGCCGAACTCTTTCATTGCCGCATCAATGTGCGGAAACCAGCGTGCAGAAAGCCCGGCGCTGATACCAGCCGCCTGCTGAAATTGTGATTGGTTCATTATTGCCTCAGCGTATCAACAAGACGCGCCACGTTCCCACGAGCCCATAAGACGGCAGCGCAAATAAGAAGGTTTACGATGACCACCATCCAGTGTGACTCCTGGTAGAGGCCAAACAGATATCGGAATGGAACGCTGGCATAAACCAGCACAACGAAGTAAGCCAGCAATGATATAGCGGGGCGATGTCTTGCCCCTTCACGCTGGTAGAACATCAGGACGAGGACGATGACTGCACAAATACCTGCATTCACCATCGCTGATGGATCACTTGTTACCATTGTTAGCCCCTCCTCCACGTAATCGCGAAAGCATTCCTAAAAGGCTTCCCAAATCCTGGCTATTGCCGAATGTGAGCAACTTGATAGCCAAGGCAGCAAGAACAACCGCACCGAGGGCATCCAGTGGACGATCGCTGTACCCTGTCCACTTAGCGAGGTATGAACCAATAAGCCCTGACCCGAGAACGCCGACAATAAACGATGTAACGAAATAACCCACCAGCTTTAGCCGGGTGATGTTTGCTGCTGTTGCTACATAAAAAACAGCTCCAGCAAAAGCACCAAACACCACTCCGTAATCAATGCCGGTTGCGATACCGAAAACACTGGCTCCCATCAGTCCAGCTGCGGCAATCGTAGTACCAGAAACAGGATCGGACATTAGTCCCCCTCATTGCTGTGAATCCTCTCAATATGAGGGGAAAGAAATACCGTATAAACGGCTATAGTTATCACTCTGTCAAAGGCCATAATGAATGACCTTTTGCACAGTGTTATTTACTGGATTTAATCAAAGGCCAGAGCAAAGCAATAACGAAAGTCACCAGCACACCATCAGCCAGGATCGACATCATTTTACTGGTGAAGTCGATGGCCACGACTAGGAACAAAAGAACACCTGATGCGGCCCAGCGTAATTTACCCATCAGATGTACTGATCAAGCGGTAATTGCAGTGCCTGAGCGATTTTCTTCAGTTGCTTCTCTTCGTCTTCACCGATTCCGTCGTTGTCTGCCACATCCAGGCAAAGGCAGAGCACATCAACAGCATCTGGCGTACCAGCCACATCAGCCAATTCACGCATTGCCTGAGCGTTAGCTGAGCGTGGTGACGCTTCGTACTGAGCGCGGATATTACTGCTCATGCTGGCGATTTCAGCGGCAAACGCAGAAAACGCCGGTTTTGCTTGAATTGTTTTTTCCAGAGTAGAAATCTCTGAAGCATCACAGGTACCATCTGCATAGGCAATCGAATAACAACCCCATACAGTTGCTTCCACCGCATCACGGTTTTCCATCTTTTTAACTTCTACGATCGCTTTGCGTGCTTTCTTTTTGAAGATACCGAACATAGTGACTTTCCTTTAGTGGTGAGCCTTACGCTCAGAGTGGAACAGCCCGCAGATATAGTCACACTGACCACTGCTAAGGCTCACCCTGAAAGACTCTGCGGTTGATATGCGTCGAGCGTGACGCAGATGTAAAAAAGCCCCGCATAAGCGAGGCTATAAATTCTTTGCCACTTCCCGGAGTGGCCACGCTCATGCCCTTGAGTCCGTAGTCAGGGGTATCTCATGAATCCCTCACCTCTAACCGGGGAACGATTGGCGATCGTTCTAGAGTACCGGCACACCTCTTCTTTATTAACCCTAACCAGCGTGTGTCGCAGTTCGGACCTGCGTCTGGCTCTCTCATGGAGACTCGTGGCAGCATCATGACTACTGCTTTGCCCAACGGCTGCGGTCTGTCCGTTTTACTGGTGCATTTTCATACCCTCCAGAAACGCAAAAACCCGCACGACGGCGGGTTTCTTTTTTGTTCTGCTGCTCAGTTCGCTTTAACGTCCCGAGCCTACCACAATTTAAGCACTTTATTGCTCACTCTGCAACTTAAACCTGTCGCTATTTGTGCCGAATGCGTCACAAACTGGAGCGTACAGGATCGATTCTGCCAGACTTAGCCAAGTGTCAATGCGACGACGGCAGGTGATCAGTGGCCAATCAGGATGTTTGGCCTGCAGTTCATTGGCCATCTGCAGCTTGCTCTTACGTAGGCGATGGCGGTCGACAATCACGCTATAGAGCGATCGGTAGTCATCATTCATCAGTACAGCAGCAATGACACCATCCACTAACAACCCTTCTTCGTCTGAACAGAACGCCAGGCCGCTTTTATTTTTGCTGTTGAGGATTTCACGCAGGTACGCTTCAAGTTCAGGCTTGGTGATACCTGATTTCTTCATGCGGCGCAGAGCATCATTGATAGCTGTCTTGGTGATTTTCCCGGATGCCAGAAGCTGGTTAAACATGTTCCCACCGCTACCACCGCCGATATAAGACCAGCGGCCCCACATGCGCAACTTACCCTGTATCCAGATGCTTTCCAGAGTACGAAGCCGAACCATTTCACCAGATTTACCAACTTCAGAAGGATTAATCATTTAGCGTTCTCCACTTACGCCAGTACGCCGATTGCCAGCGCACGATCTATAACCCGAAACACCAGGACCAGTTGGTCACCGTATTTCGCTTCAAATGCCACAGGATCAGCATGCAACTCGTCGTGATGCTCTCTGCACAGAGGAATCACAAACAGGTCGTGTGCCTTTGTACCCATTCCACCCTGCCCGTGGCCAATCAGGTGGTGGGGGTCGTCAGCTTGCTTGTTACAGCAGACGCACGGCTGGGCCTTAACCCATCTCGTGTATTTCTCATTCACCCAGCGGCGACGCTTGGGTTTAATCATGAAGGATTCCGGCGTCTCTGGGTCTACCTTCATCGCAACTATCTTTTTCGCTTTCTCCTGTACCAGTTGTTGAGCAGGTAATGTCGGAACAATATCGCTTTCACGTGTTACCGACTGGTTAGTCTCTTCCTTCAGACGAAGGGCTTTATGGGCTACGGCTTCAGGTATCTCGTCAGCCAGGTCGTTCCTGACCATCCACCAGCAAAATTCCGGCAGCGTCAGAATGTGGTCCTCGCTGAAACCTAATTGGCCGTTTACAACCTTCAGTAGCCAGGATACCAGGTTTTCATGGGCTATACCCGCCAGACCTTCAGTGAACTGATCACGAATTTTTAAGTCACAGCCCCAGCACGTGCGAATTGAGCCAGGCGCATGCCGGGTAATGGTGTAGTTGCGGTCGTGCCACTCGCTGTGTGGGTACTGACATTCCAGTTTTCTTTCGAGCCAGGCATCCAGTGAATTGAGTCCACCAGCACGATGTATGACCTTCTGATTTTCGAAGACATCACGCATTAACGGATCGTTCTTAAGCTCCTGAGCAGTCTCTGGCAGCAGGCCAGACGGCAACTCAGCCATAGACTCTCCCTGTGGCTCGATAAGAACACGCCCACGTCTGAACAGATGCATCAGTTCACTGCCTGGGCGAAATATCACTACCCCGGTCATCGGTGCCACTTCAGGTGTCAGTAATGCCCTCACGCTATCTGCCCCTTAGCAATATGCTCTGCCCACAGGCCACCAATCCAGCGAACACCCTTGGCGGTGAAGCGTGACTGATTGAATGCGTAATTTGTCTGGTTTGTCGTGCCCGTCTTCACCTCGAAGCGCCCTGCTTCGATATGCTTACTCTTTGGCGTGAGAACACGGTTCAGCCGGTACATGATGCCGTTCTCAATCAGGAACATCGCAAACTCTGGCTCTTTGGCGTTAAGCAGCTTTGCTACCTGTCGGAAAGTCATTGAACCAGTAGCTGTCACATACCGATCAACAAACTCGGCCTTCGGTGCGGCTACTGCCAGTTCTTCGCTCAGGCGCTGTTTCTGTTCTGCCAGATCAGCAGCAAGGCGCAGGGCCTCAGGAAGTGAACGGGGAACAACCATTCCACCGTTGCTCTCCAGTTCCTGCCAGCGGTCAACAAGTCGGGCGGTGAACTCCGGCGATAACTGGGCAACGATCACATAGCTGTCTCGTTTGTTCACTTCGTAGTGATGGTAGGTCTGCCCGTTCTGTGGATGGGTGTACTGCAATGCAGCATACCCTCCAATCACACCAGAATTCATGAGGCGCTCTATCGTTACGCAGACATTGCTGTGCCGGGAATCAACCAGTTTCGCAATCTCGCGGCTGGACATTGTGATCTGCTGTCCCGTTGTTGCGGCATGGTGGGTAGGACACATTACGGTTATGCTCATCTGCTGCATGTTCTGTCTCCACTTTTAAAATGCGAAGCGGGCTGCACCCCACTACGCGTGTTTCTGTATTTTACTGCCTGATATATGCGCTTGCATTGTGAGCTGTATGTTTGATCAGTTATTTATAGTTATTAATATTGATTTCTACCCTTCCGGGCTTTGCTACCGGCCCCCATTCGATGGCCATCCGTTTAACCTGACTGTCGTCTTCCCAGACTCTGGCATTCGTCAGTGCGTCGAACAGCGCTTTGTTGTAGTTGTCCAGATCCCGCCGTCTGTTATCTGGCGGGAAAAGAACTATGTTTACATCAACGTTGACGTTAACTGGTTTCGGTATGCCGCCGTACTGCTGCACAACAGAGGCATAAACGTTCTTTTTGAACTTCCTCCCCATCTCGCTTATCAAATGCTTACCCTTTAACGCTCCACGATCAGGGGACCGGTAATAGGTGTTAACTGTTGGCGGGAATGGCAACGTTAATTTCATTGCTGGACACCTCTCGCTTCCAGCCATGACAAGGCGCGTTCTCTTGAATCACTATCACCGTTAATGAGTGACTTGATGATCGATATCGCATCTGTCTCATCATTTTCTGAAATAACGGTAATCCCCCTGGAAACTCCAGGCGCAACTGAGATGTATCCCTTCTTCGCTATGGCCTTCACATGCTCCGCTGCCGCGTTCGGTGATGAGCAACCAATTAGCCCTGCCAGTTCACATATCGTTGGAGGGAATCCAAACCGGCGCTGATAGTTCACGATCGAACCAAGCACTTCACTTTGTCTCGCGGTAAGTTTGTTCACTTCAGCGCTCCTTAATCCGCTTGTTCAGTATCCCGACTTCTAGGTACAGATGAGACGGCGTAAAGCCAAGATGCTTAACCATCCCCATGGCACCGTTAAAAATTGGCCTGGCTATTTCGTCACAATTCATACCAGGGTTAGCCTTGCGTTTAGCAGTTATTTCCTCGTTGCATCTTCTGGCGATGTTACGAAGCGCGTTACGTGCTTCAACGTCCTGCATAAGCCACCTCCAGCAGCGGATCAGGTTTACCAACGTAACCAGGAGACATGATTACATCAGGGTTTTCTGCCTGATTTCCCCAGTGGTGCCAGCCGGGGGCAGCGCAGCGGCTGAACAGCTCAATTCGAGACACATCGCCGTACAACTGCTCCAGACGGTAACGCGCTTCTTCTGGCTTCTGACTGTGTTCGCCGAGTGGGCTGTAGATAACCTGTTTTACGCTCGCATTCTGACGATCAAGACCTTTCCCTCTGGTGGCAATTAGCAGATCCTCGGTATTGGCGCGGGTATGGTTACCACCGTTCATTCGTGTCTGAGCGTTCAACAGGTCGAGGAAGTCGTAAAAGTCCTCTACTCCACCAGCCTGAAGCGCTTTGTTGATATGCTGCTCAGCCAGTGAGTTGAACTTCACCCAGGTGAATCCCTTCATGGTGCGTACCTTAAAACCCCATGCCTCAGCCAGTTCGATTGCTTCGCGGGTATGTGTACCGGTGAACCACATGGCCAGAACGGAATCTTCCGCAGCCAGCTCCCAGACAGGAAGACGTTTTATGTCGATGAGTTTCATCGTGCCGTAATGGTTTTCCGCTGCGCCATTGCTGATGGTGTTCCCGTATTCCCACGGCGGATCGGCGTAAATCAGTGAATAGCTCATTAACGACCTCCCGAAAATCGACCAGCCAGATAGCATCCGTCTTCGGCAATTACCGCTGGTTTCGCCAGGCCAAGGCAGCGCTGACGTTCTGCCAGTATTGCTGCTCGCTCTGATTCAATGGATGATGCGCTGAACGCCTCCATGTAAATCGTCGCGGCACGATGAAAGAGGCCTTTCGACTCCAGACCTTTCGCCGTTTCCATCAGGGCGCTGACTTCAGGAGTTGCTTCAAACACTTCGAAGTGGCAATCTGCTGGCGGTTCCGCGTAGTAACGGAATTGTCGCCCGTCTCGTTTACGCGTTGCCAGCCCAGAACCATACAGGCGGCAAACGGCGAGTTGGAGTCTGTCCTGGCTGAACTGGGTCAGACCTTCGATGATGTCCCTGGTCGTTACGCCGGGATTCATGGCAATAAACATCTGGACCGTCTTCAGAATGCTCATCGTTACCCCCTGAACCCTGGTGGAATAGCGCTGTAATCAGTGTTCTTGAAGCTCGGTTTGAAGATGCCATCTTCGCGTGCCCACTCGCCATTCACTCGTTCTGGTCGGCCAGCTTTGTCCCAGTTATTTGCAGACTTGAGGTATCCCGGGAACTTGGACGGCTGGAAAAGCGTCTGTGGTCGCAGGTAATCAGACATCTTCAGGTCCTCGCCCCACTTCGCGTTGCAGTAATCCACCACCAGCGACAACTCATCAACGGTGAAACCTTCGCCGATTCGTGCTCGGATGTTTTGCAGTGACGTGGTTGAAACCTGGTAGCGTGAGTTCGTGACCTGGTTCAGGTGAACCAGAACCTGTTTAGCCTGATCAGTAATCAACACATCACGGTCTGGTTGCCCCGCAACCGGACAAGAGTCTTTACCTGTAATCTCTGTAGTAATCTCTGTAGTAATCTCTGTTGTATTCTCTGTAGGATCATCAGTGCATTTTGACCTGATGACATCGGTTCGTTTTGACCTGATGGAGCGTGTCAATTTGACCTCTTCCATCGTGTCATTTTGACCTGGTGGAAGAGCGCATTTTGACCTCTTCGATTCGGTCACTTTGACTTCATCTAAAAGCTCGCTTTCATAGTTGATCGTGTAGAAGTTTGTCATGTCGCGTTGAGACTTGTTCAGCTGCTCAATTTTGAGCACGCCGAGTGTCTTCAGGCGTGTGAAGGTACGCTTCAGGGTCGACTCAGACCAGAACGGGAACTGCTCCAGCCACTGTTCTGTCGTGTTATAAATCCAGCGAACACTGTAGTGGTTTACTGAATTTGGCCACCTGAACAGAGGTGATATGCTCACCTCAGAACA